CATAGGTTTTCATCAGAGGACATATTATATAGCATCATTTTTGTATCATAGTGATACAAAAAGTATCTATTATTACTCTTTTCCATCTTGTGTCAGCATAGCCGCACCAAAGAAGGTGCCCAAAAGAATTATTCCTGTTGCTAGAAGTACCATTGTAGTAATGGAAAAAATTATTTATTTTTTTGATAAGTATAAGTGCTTACTTGTGTCAGTAAGTCCTCACCAAATGCCAGGAATTATCTGCCCCGTAGTAGCATAAGTTCCTACGGCAATAATAAATCCAAGCATTGCAAGACGTGCGTTGAGGATCTCTGCCTCAGGGGTCCAACCGAATTTCATTTTAATTCTCCTAAACTTTATAAGTGGTGTGAGGGTTTTGTGTTTTGTTAAGGATAATAACTTTGCTTCCATCATGTGTGAAAACTAATTCATCATCATGATCCCAACAAAGTTCTTCATAAAGGGCGTTAAGTTTCGCCATATCTTCATAGAGAGCGTTATGATTGGTCATGGTGTGCTTTGAGTTCTGGGTTAGGTAACGATGACTCAAAGATAGAACGCGATTTGTTCTTAATAACGATAAAAGCATCTTTGTTATATTTACGAGTTCCCTTTACTGGAGACCATTTTGTTCCTGAACCTTCAATTCCATAGACCGATGTACCACCGATCTCTACAACAATATCATCATTAGTAATATCCCATTCTAAAGCAGCATGTGCTTTAATGAGAGCATCTTCAGTATAACGCATCAGTAAAGGTTCTCTTCTTGGTCAGCAAGAACAACACAATCGCTAGTGGGATATGATACACATGTCAAGATAAAACCTTCTTCAATTTGATCATCATCCAAGAAAGATTGGTCGCTTTGATCTACACTGCCGCTGACAAGTTTACCTGCACATGAAGAGCAAGCACCAGCACGACAAGAATAATTTATATCAACACCTGCTTCTTCAGCAGCGTCAAGGATGTATTGATCATCTTCACACTGGAAGGTAGAATCGCCTTCAGCAGATTGAACGGTGATAGTAAAAGACATTAGTAAGTTTCGCAGATTTTTTCAACAGATGCTGCCAGTAGAACAAACCAGGCAACGGATATGATTGTAAAGGAAAGTGCTACCATTGTCAAGCCACTCCAAAAAATAGGTTTCCTGTAAGAGCATATGATACAGCACCAAAAACGATACCAAGCATTGCCCAGCGACCATTTGCTTTTTCTGCCTTCTCAGCATAAGGTTCAATACCATAACGCTCAAGATCTTCCTTCGTCATATACATAGAAGGTTCCTTGGCAAACATATTCATTTGTCCAAACTCATTTTTAGTAACAGTCATTTGTTTTGTAACGAAGTGTGACAATATTATATAGGAAACGTAAAGTTTCGTCAAGCTAAGAGTGTGCCAGTTTATCAGGTGACCAAAACATAAATAAATACGGATCCAATTAAATGGAAATTATGAGAAAATTAATTCCATTTGCAATGTTATTGATGGCGGCACCAGCACATGCCGATATTACACATAAAATTTCTTCATCAGTTCAACTTTCAGTAGAAGGTCCTGCAGTACAGTCTACCAGAGTTGGTTCTTCTTATTCTGTATCAGGCGATAACATCGCAGTTACTACTCTTGGTGGTCTTACTGGCAGTTCTGCAACTGCACCTGCAACTATCAATGCTGGTTCTTATGCAATCAATAATGATGGTCAGGCATTTAGTTTTTCAGAGAATCAATTAATTGGAGATACTGTAGTCACCACACAAACAGCATTATCTTCTGGGCAGATTGATACTGCAAACCTCTATGGTAACACAACTACGCAAGTTGGTGGAACTGCTGGAGCACTTGCAGGAACTATTGACACCGCAGGAACAATTACTTTGACTGCTGGTGGAGCAGGAACTACAGCAACAGGACAATTTGTTAGCGATATTACTGTAAGATAAATGTATCGTCTAAATGAATCTATCATATTAGGATTGATTTTAGGAACAATTCATGGACTTCTTCAACCATCTGGAGCAGTTCCTGTTGTTCCTAATTTTTCTCAAGGTTCAATGACTAGTCATACAGAAACAAGAAGTACAGTAGTAGAAACAATTAATTCAATGGACTATCAAACTGGGTGGCAATACTCAGTTACTGGAAATAATATAAAAACAAATTCTCCATTATCTCCAAGTGGAGTATCAGAACAAAATCAAACTATTAACGGGGTGACATCTAGATGGACAGGACTCAGAGCAACAGAGAGACCCAATTGGGAAATCTATACTCAAGGAGGGGCATTTCAATTTACAGAAACTTATTCTGGTCCTGGATTAGTAAATCAAACAATTATTCAAAGAGAAACAACAGTAGAATCAATAACAGACACAACCTCAATATTCCAACAGTAACAGGAGCAATTTTAATTGGATTACTATCCCCAACTAAAGCGATCGCTGAGACTGTTGGTGGTGTTAGCGCCACAGCTGCTCCTGTTGCTAACTCTTCAGGTAGTGTTACTAATCAAGCAATACAAGTTTTACAAGGTCCATACATCACAAACACTTATGGCGGTGGGATCCAGTGTCAGGGACCTACTCTAAACATCACACCATATGTTACTGGTGCTGCGTCAGCACAAAAACCATATGAACCATATTACTATGATCCAGTTTATGATGTCACAGATAATTTTGGCGCCTTTGATGATGATGGTAGACCAATGGGTGATGGTATTTTAGATAATCCAGGTGATATTATTTTTAGAAAAAAGGTAAGGACAGGACAGAAAGATACATACAACCTTTCATTGGGCGTGAGTGCCACCTGGAGCATCCCACAAGACAAGAAACTACAAGATCAGTGTAAAGAAGCAGCAGCGACTCAAATCGCCTTACAGCAGCAACTAACCGCCAATAAGAGATTGGACTTTGAAATTGCCAGACTTAAAAATTGTGGCGAATTAATGAAGCAAGGGATTAGTTTTCATCCTCGCAGTCCTTATTATAAAATCTGTGCTGATGTCGTAGTTCAAAATGTTACAGAGATTAAACCACATAGACATACTATTCCTTCCCTTTCAAAGACCTCAAAGCGTGTGAGTAAGAACGCTGAAGATCTTGGCGTTCCTTTACAGATAAAATCTCAGGTTCTTTACCCCTAATTTTAGAAACTTTTTTAAGTATTTTTTTAATTGCTGGTTTCAATACTTTCAAAAGAATATCTGCAAGTGGTTTTGCCATTAATGCTGAGGTGGTTGCAACAACTGCAATAGTAGATGTTGTGGTAACCATACCAGCATTAGGTATGTTATTGATTATTTGTTGAGGTATATCAAGATTTTCAGTAACTTCAATACATTCTTTTCCAACTAATTCATATCCTACAATCTTTTTGTTTCCTTGTAATATTGTTCCTATAGGATTTTTTAACTCCTGTGCTCTAGTAGGACAAATAGGTTGAGCAACAGAAGGTATAGGTTTTGATGCCTCTTTAGGTAAATCTAATTTTGGTGTTTTAGTTTCTGGACTTCTCGTTTGTATAGGTGCAGGTGAGGTTGGTATTATCTGTTCAGGTTCAAAATTAATAGGATTAAAACTGGGATAGCCAGAGTCACAAAACGTAAGAGTACCTCTTTTGTCATCTGTAGTTAGATTGTCGTTTTTAGGGTTGTTAGTTTCATGAGCTTCTACACAACCAGGTACGTCTACAATAGGAACTCCAATATACACAGTTACAGGAGAAGCACTAGGAATTACTGACTGATTGAATGACCAGTCAGTAATTTTTGGTATGTCTAAAGATCTAATACTAATGTTATTAGTATTGATTTCGGGAATTTCCATTAGTCACGGAAAAAATTTACCACAGCAGTCCAGGCAGAATGAAAAGCAACGTATAGAAAGAATTTATCAACAGCATCTCTATTTGTGTTGTTGACGATTCCCTTTTTTTTATATCCAGAACTAGCCATAGTGTTTTTAATGTTAATTTAAAATATATTTAATAAATTTTAAAAAGGTATAACACCTCCAGTAACATTAGGCACAGAATTTTGTGAGGATTCGTTAACAATACCCCCAGTCATATTAGGCATCTCTGGCATTTCTGGCATCAGTCCACCAACAATTCCAGGAACAGCATCCATAACTGCTTTTTTTACTTCTTCAGTTGCTTTTTCTCTTGCTTCTTCAACAAGAGTGTCAACGTTTTTATACAAATAAAATGCTCCACCCAAGACTGATAAGGATACCAGTCCTGATAGTAAAGCAACAATATTAATTAATTTTTGCATCTTTCTTTGTCTCCACAGCGGAAATAACTTCTGGTTCTTTTTTCTGTACTACTTTGGCATTTGCACCACCGCCATTTTTAGCAGGGCTTAATCCAAATGCAGCTAAAGATCCAGAAAAAACAGAAGCAATAAACGTAGGATCAAAGTCTAAAATCTTTTGACCATTTGGAAGACGAACATACGAAAATGTTAGAAGTGAAGCGGACCAAATTAGTATCACTACTTTAACCAAATCACCTAACCATTCTTTCTTTTCATCATGGTCCCTTTCTTCTAATGGTTTTTTAATAACCATTGATGAGAAGCAAGGCATTACTATTTATCAATAAATAAACATGATAGGTGCTCTCCAACAATGGCAAAGAAAAGGTTTAACAAATTTGGATTAAAGAGAGACTTGAATTTATCTGATGTTCCTGATAAAACTCTAGCTCTCAACAACCTTTTATCTGGTCTTGCTACAGGCACGGAAACTTTTACTACAGAAGATTTAAATGTAATAAAAAATATAAACTTAACAAATGTAACAAATTCAACATTTGAATCTGTCTCAGATATTACTGTTAAAAAATTAACGTCAAATGGTCAATTAAGAACATACGATCCTCTAATTACATTATCAAATAGATTTGATAAAGCATACTTTACCACAGCAAATCCATTTTTCTATGGTGGTGATGGACTTGATGCAACTTATTACGATACAGAAGCAATCATAAGAACAACTCCTGGAGACGCATCAAGTGACTTTACTGGTATAAATTCTAACCTAGTATTAAAATCAGATAACGAATGGGGATTTGGCGATTTTCTTTTTGGATCCAAATTTACAACAGAAACTTCCACTTCTTTTGGAGCAGTTCAATGGGAAGGATACATCAAACCATTTGTTGATGGAGACCATACATTAGTAATAAGGACAAATTGTTTTCTAAAAGTAGAATTTGACGACAAAACTGAATCAAGAGATTTTACTTATAATCCAAGTAAAGATACATATGATTATAACAACTATGATTTTACAAAACTAACTACACTAGTAGACAAAACAAAACTAGATCAATCAAACGACTTAGAAACTGCAGTTATTAATGGAACATCACAATCTCTTGGAACTGATGAATCAAATTCTATTTCTTTAGGTTCTTTAGTAGCTTGGGAAGCATATAAAATAAGAATAACTTTGTTCGTAGATCAAGAATCTGTTCCAGAAAATAGATTTATAGATAAAAAAATTGAATTTAATTTAATACCTCCATCATCTAGCGTTTCAACAAATATTAACTACAAACTTTTATACGGGAAAAATTATTTTCAAAACTACGACATCGGAGATTTTAAAGAATTTGTTGACAACTCTATTAGTGTTGGCGGAACAGAGGTAGGATTAAAAGGAACTATTGGAGATGTTCAAGGAACTTTTGAAAGTCAAACTCCAGGAATTGGAGATAGTTATAGCAATGTAAATAATATAAATCCAATTATTTCATATTACAAATTTCCAAATAGTAGAACAGATGTAGAAAATATAATAAGTGGATGTAATATTACGAGTGGCGTAGACACCATCAGTATTTCAAATAATTTACCAAGTTCAACTGAAGGAATAGAAACTGGAAATTATGTATTTGGTCCAGGTATTCAGTCAGGAACTAGAGTTGTAACAGTTGTAGTTAATAATAGTATACAAATATATCCATCTCCTACTCAAACTACCACTAATACAGATTTAACTTTTGTTGATCACAGAGGGTTAGTTGCATATGGAACAGGAGATGTTTATGAAAATAGAATTGATAATATAACAAATGAATTCAACCTTACAGATATCAAAGAAAATCAAATCGTTTTATCTAATGGTCTTTCTTTTTTATATGATGATAGTATTGCCAACATCTCAAACATTAATGCAATAGGAAGATTGTCAAGTGGATATAACGGAACAACAATCTTATTAAAAGATTCTAATACTACTTTAATAGGAAACCAATTATTTTATGTTTATGAAACAACAGGTCTTGCAGATAATG